AGACCACTCGCGGAGTATCGGGTTTGCATCGGTTTCCCTCTGTATGTGTGCCTCACGGGTCAGGGCGGCCGCGCTGGCCCTGCCCTGCATGAGCCGCAGAGCGGCCTCGCGTTTCTGACTCTGCTGATTTTCAGCGCTGAGCCGGCTTATCGCTTTATTGCGGCTTTCAATGCCGGCCGACAGCGTGCCGATAATGCGCTGCGCGCCGGCAAGCTCCTGACTGACAACAGACCAGCGCCAGCCGGTGAGCGCCGCCGCCAGCAGCGCGGCGGCCAGCAGCAGACTGAGGGCGCGGCTCACTGCGCCCCCTGCAGGCACCAGGCCATTTCGCGGCCGCGCCGGTTATCCAGCCCCTGACTGAAAACGCCCTTCACGTATACCCACCGGGGCAGCTGCAGGCACGCCTCGCGCCAGCGCTCCTGATTCAGCAGCTTTATCATCGTGGAGCCGCAGGCGTTGCCCGTGCCGACGTTGAACGCAAACGACACCACTGCGTCATAGACCTTCTGCGGCAGCGGCGTAAAGATGCAGCCGCCCAGCGCCTTCTCGGTGCGCAGGACGTTGGCAAGAAACGTGCCGGCGGCCTGCCGCTCGGTGATGCTTTTGCCCGGCACCACGCCGAGGGTGTTGCCGATGCCGTCCGTCCATTTGTCGGCGTCGCACCGGTACGGACTCAGGCGGCATCCTTCATAGTCGGCTATCAGCCTCAGCCCCTCGACCGAGGTATGCAGATGCTGAAAGGCCGGCAGCGTGGCGGCGATGGCCAGCACCACGGCAACGGAACAGCGCTTAACGGTTTGCAGATTCATAATCCCCCCGGCTGATGCGGCCGCGCTCAAAAAGAAGGTAGGTTTTGCGCCGGTAATACCAGCTCACCAGAAACATGCCGACGCCGAGCGCCATGCCGAGCAGGGTTGCCACGTCCTGCAAATCCCAGCGGCCGAGCCATCCCATGACGACCGCGACGGCGTACGTGATAAAGGCGCTGATGCGCTCAGTTGTGATCATCTTCAGTCCCAGAGGTTAACGGTTTCGGCCGTGGCGGCCTCCGGCAGCTCGGGCAGCGTGATGTCGCAGCCGTGCGGCAGCACCGGGCCGCTTTCGGCAAGCCCCGGATTTGCCGCGTAAACCAGCTCGACGACCTGCTCCGTGCGGCCGTAGTGCCGCTGACAGATTTCGTCCACGGTGTCGCCCTGCAGGGCATAAACCTGCATTACAGCAGCCCCACGATGCAGCCCGGCCGCTCAGCCACGCGGCTGATGCTGAACCGCGCATCGCGCCAGTATTCGCCGGCGCTGGCCTCCACTTCGGCGCCCTTGTTCGCGCCGGCGGCGTCATAGCCGCGATAGCGTTCGGCGATGGTCGCGGCGGTGACGGCCCCCACGGCGGCAAGGTAGTACGTGACTTTCTCGCTCACGCCGTCGAGCGTTTCCGCCGGCACGGCCTCAAGCGTTTTGCAGCCCGCCGCCATCTGCGCGGCGCGCCAGTCGTAAAGCTCGGCGTTTACCTCGGCAATCGCCGTCAGCACCGCCTGCCGCAGCCGGGGGGCGGTGACGGTTCCCTCATAGCGCAGCGACTCGCGGAGCAGCTGCAGATCAACATCAGGCCAGAAAAAGGTGTTCTTGACGGGCGGCTCGGCAGTCTCTGCCGGCCGCTGTGCTGCTATTACCAGCGTGCTGCTCATAGTTGGCCCTTAAAATGGGTGGGCGGTGGAGGGCGGCGCAGACGCTGAAAGCGCATTGCCGCCCTGCCGCCCGTGCGCGGGGTCGCGTCCGGTCAGCGGCTGGCGATGGCCTGCTTTTTCATCGCCGTAGCCAGCCGCTCTATGTCCTTTTTGACGCCGCAGCCGGCGTGCAGCTGCAGCGCCCTTGCGAGATGGGGCATCGCCTCCGAAGCCCTGCCCGCATCGCGAAGCACGTACCCGGTTATCTTGTGCAGCTTGGCGCGCACCTGATCGGGCATGTCTTCGGATTCCGTCATCGCAATGGTTGCCAGCAGCGGGCCGGTATCGACCGGCTCTTTTGCCGTCCAGGCGCGCGTCGCGGCGCTGGCAACCTCCTCGGCCAGCAGATACGGCAGGCTGCCGCGCTTAAAGCCGTCAGGCGATACCAGCCCGTGCGCCAGCGCGTACCGGGCAATCTCCAGCGCGCCGGTCACGTCGCCCGCGTCAAGCCGCCAGATCATGACGGTCATGAGCACGGCGTCCTGCGCGCCCTTGCCTTTCTCCAGCACGCCGGCCACCCACGGCAGGTACTCCGGCAGCAGCTGACGCTTCATTTCCGCCTTGCGCTCCTGCGAGTGCACTTTCTTCAGGCGGCGCTTGTCTTCGTTGAGTTTGACAAGCATCTGCTCATAGCCGCTGGCGTGGCGCATCGGGTTGTCTGCGTTTTGCGAGGCTTCAATCGCCTGCTGGCGCATGCGGTGACGTCGGGCTGGGCTTAACATGCGTTACGCCTCCGGTTGCTGAGTGGCTGCAGCGTCGCCGCCTTCATCTTTCTTCACCGGCTCCGGAAACTCGCCCATCTCGATGTTTTCCACCAGGCAGCCGGCCGCGTAGTCCTCGATCACGTAGTCCTCGTTAACCGATTCGTAGTTTTCGATGCGGTCGCGCTTCGGCACCTCGTCAATCAGGCGGCGGTGCGTGCCCTCCTGCCAGTAAATCGACAGGTTATCGGTGCGCGTAATCATCAGCGCGTTGGCCGGGAAGTACGGCACGCGCACGGCCGGCAGGTTGCCGATGCGCTTCTGGCTGACGATAAGATCGGCGGCCAGCTGCTCGGTGTTGGCCTGCGACTGGTTCACGATCGGAAAATATTTGTCGGCCAGCAGCTGACGGCCCACGATAACGACCAGCTCCGGGTCTTCCTGATACCACGGCTCGATCAGGGTGTTGGTCGCGTCCATCACCAGCGCGTCGAGACTGGCGTAGTCCCCGTGTTTACCGACGCGGATTTTCTCCGACACCACGACGCCGGCGTCGTCGGTGACGTTATTCATCACGCGCTCCGGGGCGTGGTTGCGGTACTTCTGCAGCCAGCCGACGGCCACGTCCTGCAGCATCGGGAATTTCTGACGATTCGAGGTTTTGGCGCGGGTAACGCCGTTGAAGCCGATCATGATGCGGTCAAGCGCCTGGCGTTTCACGATGGCGTCGCGCAGCCGGGCCTGAAAATCTTCATAGCGCGCCCACAGGTCCAGCGTGTTGTAGCGGATGTGAAAGTCATAGTTGACCTGCACGCACTCATAGCCACTTTCATCCAGCGCGGCAAAGTCGGCCGTCTCGCGCTCGTCGCCGCCGGCGGTGTCGGTCACGCTCGCAATCGAACCGGACACGCCGACGCCGATTTTTTCACCCTTCATCTCCGATACCGGCACGATGTTGATGCGGGTCAGAAACCCGGACGACTCCTGCACGCGGGTCATCAGGGTTTGCGTGACCGACGGCTCGACGGTGAACTTTTTGTTCATGTCGTCGGTTTCCACGCCGTTCAGCTCGGCGAGGCGGGTCATAAACTGATTGAACTTAAAGCGGGTATTCTTGCGCATGGGTTTTCCTGTTTATCTCTGTGTAAGGTGTCTGCGTTCAGGACAGATCAGCAGTCGGTCTGCGCGCCGGACTTCGGATCGCTGCCGGTTGACGCCGGGCGGCGGGAGAAGCCGCCGTCTTTTTTCTCAAGCTGCGCCTGCAGCGCGGCAAACTCTGCGCGGCCCTCTCCGGCCTGCTGCTCAATGGCCTCAAGGCGGGCATTAAAAGCCACCTCAAGCGCTGACAGGCTTTCCGCCTGCGCTTCTGCATTCAGCTGCACCTGCTCGGCCACGGCCGTGACCGCTGCGCCGACGTCGGCGAACCGCTCGCCGTCGGTTTTCTTTTTGGCGGAAAACATTGCGGTAATGCGGGCCATCAGGGACGGGGCCGGATCGGCGACCTCCTCAAACTCAATCGAGGTTTCTTCGGCGGCGGTGAACAGGTTGCCTTTGTCCTGCTTGCGCGAGGCCAGCGGGTTAGATTTAGCTGAGGCGCTGAAGCTCAGGATCTCCGTGCCGAGGCTCGCCGGGTCGTCGGTGACGGCCAGGCCAACCAGATACGCCTCGCCGGTGTCCGCAAACGCCGGGTTAACCTCAATGGAGGTGTAGATTTTCTGGCGGGCTTTGGTCAGCTCAACCAGCTCCGGGGTCGGGTCAATCCAGCCGAACAGCGCCAGCTTGCCTTTAAGCGGGCCGTCGCCGATTTCCTCAGCCTCAACGGCGGTCACGTCCCCGAAGCGGCGAAAGGCGCTGTCTGCCGCGTAGCCCCGGATGTGCTCCATGTTGATGCGGGCGCCGTACATGGCCGGATCGTAGTTCTTCGCCATCTGCGAAATCCAGTCGCGGGAAATCTCGCGGCCGTCTGTGGTAGCGCCTTCAACCGCGATGCGGAAACGCTTTGCTTTAGTTGCCATGTAACAGGCTCCGGTCAGTGAGTTGGTTCGGTTCGGGGTCAGTTTCCCCGTCGCGGACCCTTCCCTCAACGAATGCCAGCCCGCTGAGCCATCAGCAAACAGGGACAGCAGGCGCGGCATTTTTCGCCCCGGTAGCCTTGACGCCATGAACATGACACCGACAACCATCATCAGCGATCCGCGCCGTCAGGCCGCGCTGCTTTACTGGCAGGGATACTCCATCCGCCAGATAGCGGAGACGCTCGGACAGAAAACGCCAACCGTGCAGAGCTGGAAGCAGCGCGACGCGTGGGACGACGTTGCGCCCATCAGTCGCGTTGAATCCAGCATGGAAGCCCGGCTGATTCAGCTCATCATGAAAGAGGTCAAGGGGAATGGTGACTACAAAGAGATAGACGCGCTCGGCCGACAGATTGAGCGGCTGGCGCGCGTCGAGCGCTACCGCAGCAGCGGCAACGAGGCGGACTTAAACCCCAGCGTGCGCAACCGCAACCGGGGCGAGCGTCAGCCGGTCGTGAAAAACGAGTTCAGCGACGAACAGACCGCAAAGCTGACAGACCTGTTTATGAGCAACTGCTTTGAGTATCAGCTCAACTGGCACCGCGCCGGCCTGACTCACCGCATCCGCAACATCCTCAAGTCGCGCCAGATAGGGGCGACGTTTTACTTTGCGCGCGAGGCGCTGATAGACGCGCTCACCACGGGGCGCAACCAGATTTTTCTTTCGGCCAGTAAAGCGCAGGCGCACGTCTTTAAAAACTACATTCTCGACTTCGCCCGCCAGGCTGACGTGGACCTTAAAGGCGATCCGATTGTGCTGCCGAACGGCGCCCGCCTGATTTTCCTCGGCACCAACGTGCGCACCGCGCAGAGCTACACCGGCAACCTGTATCTGGACGAATATTTCTGGATCCCGAAGTTTCAGGAGCTGCGCAAGGTTGCCAGCGGCATGTCGCTGCACAAGAAGTGGCGCACGACGTACTTTTCCACGCCGTCGAGCCTGTCGCACAGCGCGTACCCGTTCTGGTCAGGCGAGCTGTTCAATAAGGGACGACGCAACCGGGACGACCGCATCGAGCTGGACCTGTCGCACGCTCACCTGGCAAAAGGCGCGCTGTGCGGTGACGGGCAGTGGCGCCAGATCGTCACGGTTGAGGACGCGCTGAGCGGCGGCTGCAACCTGTTTGATATCGATCAGCT